ATAGCACTTGGAGACATTATTCTTTGTGCCTTGTCAGATTCTATTTTGTACCTGACATTCTTTTTGAGAAATTCAAAAAGTTTCTTTGCAGTTTGAATACCATCACCTGAATAAAAATCTTGACTAATTTTATCATATTCACTTGCATAAAGTTTATGTGCAGAAAGCATAGCAGATATAATATCAGGAACTTGTTGATCCCTGACTATCATTTTAGAGTTTCCACCAAAACTTTTTAATCTACCCAAAAGTATATTTTTCTGCATTAAATTAGATTCGCTTTATAATCAAATGGAACTACAATTCCATCAAAATTTCCAGTTCCTTTTATCGTGTATTGCAGACCTTTTTTCAACCATCCCTTTGAAGTTATCAACTGAAGTATTCCAATAGTAGGGGATGCCTGTATTTTCAATTCAGACTCAGAACGTGCAGCAATTTTTTGTTCACCAAAGCTGGAAAAATCAGCTATCAATTTATCCCCTAAATAAACTTCACCAGTAATGGCGGAAAGTTTTGCAGTTTGACCAGTTGGATTCTGAACACCAAAGATCAATTCAAATTTTTTGTTTGCAAAACGCAATTTTTTAAATATCAATTTTGTTTTTGCAGCTAACTGACTTTTTCCCAGCAAATACCATCCTGTCAGACCTGCCAAACCGATTAAAATCCAATTTCTCATTTTCAAAATTTTCAAATAATTACCCAAAATTACTGAAAAAAATTCAAAAAAACAAATTTAGGTCGGAATAGGTCAGAAACAAGGTCAGTTTGTAGGTACACTTTTACCCCCCTTTAGGGGGGGAAAAGTGTCCTACCCATGTTTCCTGAACAAAATTGACCAACCCGAAAATTGACCTAAACTGACCTAAATTCATCTAAAATCACTTTTCCTTCACCTTTAGCAATAAAAAAAGGGGCAAATTGCCCCTTTTGCGTTTGTTTGCAGTGTTAATGTTTGTCAGGATGCCCCTGTAAGGTATTTTCGTGCCTCAAATTCACGAGTTCTCTTGCAATATAGGTTCACATACCACCCACCACTTTTGAGAGCAAATTTGAGCAGATTATCAACGTTGTTTATGTTCCGATATTTTCGGGGTGAAATTCCAGTTTCAGGTTTAAAAAAAATAATGGCAGTGTAAAGTTTCATTTTGTTAGAAATTTTCTATTTTTGCAATGAAGGGAAAGTGGTTTTTCGTTTAGAAAGATCATTTGTCAAGTAGGATCAGGCGACTGATCCTATTTTTTTTATAATATACCCCTTAAAACCAAATCATATATTATAATACCTAAAATTCCCCCAATAAAAAAACCTAACAATAAACCATTAAAAAAATTTTCATTTTTCATTTTATTTTTGTTTATACAATTCCCCAATTTTTAAAATTGATCCATCATTAATCCAGTCCTTTAAAATCTTTTTGCAAGTGGTGGAACCCTTCCCTGTAAATTCTTCCAAGTCAGATAGCATTTCAGAATATTTACGTGGTTGAAATAAGATCCTATTGATAAGGCTTGTTTTTTCCATTCCGAAAATATAGGTTCCTGTTTTTTCATTTGCAGTATTTACCTGATTCCAACTGGATCCAGTATAAGCAATGGAAATAGGATTAAATTCATCACTTGATCTCAAAAATGTTGCGGAAAGATCAATCGTTTTGTTTTCCTTATTCTTTTCAATTTTCAATACACTTTGTGCCTTCCTGTCAAGATAGGATCCAATATGACCAATACTATTTTGATCCTTTTTACCTAAATGCAGAACGCAAAGGATAAGTAAATTGTGAATTTTGGTTATTTTTTTTAACCACTGAATAAGAAAAAATGATTGTTCAACTGAATTAAAATCTGAAATAAGATCCAATATTCCATCCAGCACCAAAATAGAGCAGTCAGAGTTTTCCTGTAAATAAAGTTCTATCATTTGCTGAATATCATTCGGCGAATCTTCCCTGAACAAAAATGAATCAAAATTATGTGGTAAATGATCAGTTATTATTTGTTGCCTGATCCTATCCAGTACCCTGTAATAATCAAAATCACTACTTTCAGTATCAATATAGCAAATTCGCTTCCTGTTGGGAGGAAATTTTAATTTCATTCCGAATATATCCCAAGTTGTAAAAGCAGAAGCAATAGCACTTGTTATAAATGTACTTTTACCAGCCTTAGGCAAACCCTGAAAACATACAAAAGACTGCAAACAACCTATATTTTTACCATCAATAGTAAAAATTATATTTTCATCAGGTGGAGTATAATTTTGCCTAAATTTTCGGGATAACAATTTTTCGTGTAGATCATTTGTCATTGGTTTACACAATTTAAATTATTATACTACTTTCCTTTTCACTTTTAGTTTCAATATATGCACAAAATTCCTCTGCAATATTATAAGATTGATTGATAATGTAGGTAATATCTTCATCAGATAGATCCTCTACATTATTTTTTCGTAATTGTGCAGACAGGATATTAAGTGCAGTTATTTCCAGTTTTGACATTCCCGCCATCAGGATCACCTGACCAAATTTGTCTTGCATTGGATGCACTGGCATTGCTGGTAGATCTTTGTTTCTTTGAGACATTTTTAATTTTATTAAGTGTTAAACAATAGGGGCAAAGTGGTTTCCCTACCTTGCCCCTGTATTGGGTTATTGTGAAAATTTTTGAGCAATTAACGCACCTCATTTTGTTTTGCGGAGTTGCGATCGTTTACAATTGCTTCATATCTCACAAAATCTTCCATTGCGTACTTCATTGAATATTTACGCAAAAAATATATTTTACTTAACCCTTCACTGGGATATTCAGTTGTAGATAATAAAATAAAGGGTTCATTTGCTGAAATAAAAACTTCAAAATAATATTTGTTTCCGTTAATTGTGTAAGGCTTCATTTTAAAAATTTAATTTAAGTTGCATTATTTGTTGTTCATATAGATCAATACTTTCCTGAATCAATAATCTTAATTCATTTACCAAAGATATATCCGTATCAAGTTGAATCAAAGAATGTGTTTTATTCCCTGAATCAAAATGAATCCTGATATTGTTTAAATTAGGCAAATTTTGGTAAATTTTCAAAGTATCAATTTTTTGCTGGATATATTCAATTTCCAGCATTGCTTCCCGCAAATTGTTGAATAGTTCCATAAAATTAATTGTGTTGCATTTCAGCATATCTACCAAAGTGGTACCCGATATGAAATAAAGTTAATTCAGAAGGATAAAAAATCTCAATGCGACCACCTTCCAATTCAGTGAAAGGAATGTTCCGATTGATCAGAAAGGTCATAAGACCATACAGGTAATTGTGAACAATTATGCTCTTTTCTTTTTTTTCTAACATTGCTAAAAAATTTAAGGATTGATAAAATTTGTAAAATAATCAAAAGGAATATTGCAACTGGGATTCCTATTAATATCAGATATAGAACCGATATTACCCACGCACAAAACCTAATCATAAATTATCAGCAAAGCAGATTAAAAGACATCCTAAAACAATTAGGATAATTTGAATAGCAGTTTTTTTCATTGTTTTTCGTTTTTGAATTGTTTAAAAATCATTTGTCGGGATAAATTTATAAACATTTTTTTGATTATACCAAATTTTTAATAAAATCTAATGTGTAACCGGTTACACATTAACTTTATAAACTATTATTTTTCAATGAATTATAATGACAAAAAAAAGGGGAAAATAGAAATTTTCCCCTGAAAAAACACCTCAATTTATGAACCTATGTACTATTTTAAGAACAATTCACGTTCCAATTTTCGCCTATTTGTTAATCCTTTAACCTCTTTTCCTTGCACTTTATTCCATCTTAAAAACTGATCAGCAACCAGTTTTTTATCGGCACCTGAATTTAACAACCTTAACAAAGTGCTGGAAGCAAATGCACCAGTACCTATATTGTAGGCAAGGCTTACCAGTGCAGCTTTCATATTTGCAGTAACAGGAACCTTAATCAATCCCTTTATTTTCTTTTCACGTTCTGCAATATCTTGTTTTAACCATCTTTCTGCAGTAGCAACATCAATTTTATCACCTTGCTTTATTGCCTGTCCTGTGTCCTTATTTATGGTGGAACCAAAACCAATAGTCCAAATTCCACCTGTATCGGGATAACTTGTTAATTCAAGACCTTCAAACTTTTTGATTAGATTAAATGCACTCACTTTTTTTCCCAATAATAGGATTAATAGAACTGCAATACCAATATAAATTTTTTTCTTATTGGACATCATTGTCTTTTGCCAATAGACCAGTAATAGCAGCAGCAATACCAGCAATAATAGTTATCCAGTTTCTTTCCTGAATACCATCTAAAATAAGGGATCCACCAGCAATGGATCCAAAAAATGAAGTTTTAATGTTTTTCAATATTCTCTGCATATTATTTTTTTTTGAGTTGTTTAATACCAACTAAAATGGAAATTGTACAGGATATTGTACTGGCACCTAAAAATACCACGTTTGCCAATTCAGAAATATTCTGCACTCCCAATAGGGAAAACAAAATAGTGCTGAATGTGGCAACGTGTGTAGGATCAGTATTACTCTGCATTTTCCTCTTTAAATTTTTCGGCGATCTTATTAAATGCCTGAATTGCAGTAAATGATTCATCAATTTTGGTGAATACACCTTTTTGAGTTGCAAGATCCAAGATAGCTTTAATTACTTCCAATGCTTGTTTTTCGTTCATTTTGTCAATTTTTAAATGTTGATAATTAGATCAAAGTTAAGTGTAATTCAGTAGCAATCCATTGGTAAGCTGCCAAATTAATATCAGTTGATTCACCCCAAATGATATAATTTTCACCTGAAATAGTGCTATTGCCTTCAGAAAGTTTAGCACCAGCAGTATCAGGTTCAGAACCACTTGCCAAAATTGACCAATAGAAAGTTGCACTATCAAGCAAATTGTCATTGATAATATATGCACTTAACCAAGATCCTGTTTGCTGGGAACCATTAACCCAAATTTGAATAGGTTGTATTTGTTTCATTTTTATATTTTTAAGGATTTAATAAAGCAATTTTATATGTAGTTCCATCAAGATTAATAATAAGATGCTGACCTGATGAACCTCCAGCAGTAGCGGATTGTTGTCCATCAATACGCAATGATCCGTTTAGGTAAAGTTTATTTCCAGTGTCATTTGATGAACCAACTGACATATTACCATTTCCAAAAATTTTAACTCTTTCTATTGCGTTTCCAGCAGCATTATTAATTTTAAATGTTAAAAAATTGCCACCATCTGAAACACTATCATATTGTACACCAAATGCAGTATTACCATAACCTGAACTAAATTTCAAATTTATAGCATCAGAACTACCCACAATAAAATCAGCAGTACCATTAACTTGTAGTTTTTTACCACTATCAGTTGTCAAACCTAATAATACATTTCCTCCACTTGGTTGCAATGCTAATGCGTAAGAAGTAGCAGATCCATCAAATCTATGTTGTTGAATCCAACCATAACCAGTTGTGGAAACACCAAAGTTCATTCCATATTCAGTAATAGATGCTGCATTTGCAAATATAGTAGTACCAGAAGCAACACCTAAAGTTGGAGCATTTGAGTTATCACCTGAAACAGTTAATCTTAATCTATTTACAGTATTACCCACAAGCAAATTTCCACTAGAATTAAGTGTCATTGCCTGTATAAAGGTAATTGGATTTCCAGCAGTTCCTGAAGGTGCCACACTAAAAATCAATCCATCTCCACTTGATATTTTTGCAGCATAATTTGATAAGTAATATTTCCAGCCGCTATTATATGTTGTATTGAAAGTTAATTGAGCATCACCATTTGCACCATCAATATTTATATCAAGTGTTCTATTATTACCACTACCATAATATGCCCTGAATGCTAAACCTCCTGCTATACCAATATCAATTTTGGCATTAGGAGATATATTGTTAATACCTAATGAACCGCTTAGATATCCATTACCAGTTACTTGAAGCCTATTTCCATTGTCAGTAGTTGATCCCAAAAGCATATTAGCAGCAAAGTAATTTTTATCACTTGCTCCAGCTTGATAAATACCCCAACGATTAGTAAAAGAGAATCCAGCACCATAGTCATCCAATGCGTTTAATAAGAGACTATATGCGTTTGTAATTGTCAATATCCCACTTGCAGCAGTTGGTCGGTAAAAACCAGTATTTTGACTGATTGCTGCGTGTGTTATTGTTCCACTATTGGTTCCCTGATATTGAAACAAATTTTGCTGACCACTCATTACACGAATACCAGCAGCCTGTGTCATTGTAATAGTGGATCCAGCAGAACTAAAATCTATTGAATTAACGGATGCTCCACCTGATGCGACATTTGCCTGTGCAAAAGTTGCTGATCCAGCAAATGTTTGCAAATTAAAACCAGCAATACCACCATATAATGCACCTATATTGTTAGAACTAAAACCAGCAGCATAGGAAAGTGTATTAATTCCATAAGATGCTAAACTAGATGCGTTATTTGCAGCAGTTAATGTAGGAACTGCACTTATATACCCATTATTTGTTAATGATTTATCAGCACCAAAAATAGTTGCATATTGACCTCCATTAACCTCAATATAAACGGTTCCACCAGCATTATAATTTGCAACAGTAACCCTATCTTCAGGTAAACTATTATAATATAATGCACCAGTACCACCAGTCATTCCACTTAGATAGTAACCATCTGCCTGAAAATCTTTTGTAGTGGTGAACTTTGTTGCACCTTCCAAAAGTGTTGAATCACCCAAAACTGATGATCCAGTCCAAATAGGCAAAGTTCCAGCAGTACCTGATCCAGTTATTCCGCTTGCTGATCCGCCAATAGCATCCCAAGCTGAACCAGTATCACGATAAAATTCGTATGTATCGGTTGAAATAAAAATACGACCAACCACCCCAGCAGCTGGGCGATTGGCAAAAATATCAGAATAGAACATCGGAGTTCCTTTCTGATTGAGAATGGAAAGATCCAATGTTATCATTATATATAAAGTTTACGGATTACGATAAGTAAGTTTCCTGTATTGATAGGAGTAGCAAATGTTAATTGGTATTGTGTAGTATCTAATTCACCCCTGTTTCCTGAAATTCTTAAAGATTGATTAGGAAGCAATGGCACATCAGCAATGACCAAATTTGTAGTACCTCCGTTAATGAAAGTAATATCGTTGCATTCAGATCCAATGTTTGCAGTAGTATAATAGACCTTAGTTTCTACATAATACCTCTGATAAGGCTGACCAGTAGATTTGGAAAACTTGTTTTCCTGTTCATACCTTGCCCTGTCATTTGCCCTCTTTGTATATGCCAATTTCAACTGATCGGCTGAAATTTCATCCTGAATATTTATTTGCAAGTGTTTCGGCTTGTTCATTTTTTATATTTTTAGCACATATCAGGAAATTGACCAACTTT